CAAAGATGTATACCTTCGACAAGCCCGCACTAACCTAGTGCCGGTAAAATCGAATGTACGAAGTGACGCTCCTTGTGGCCGTACTGGTAGCACCAGTCTAGGCGAATAAAGTAGGTTTACTACAATCTTCAAGATCTTTCACGGTTATCACACCGTTAGAGAATTCTTTCATGACTGTAATAAACTCCTTATTCACCGCCGACTCTGCTAACACCTTGGATTCAGAGTGCTTCATAGAGAAGACTGACTTTGATATATAGTACTTATTAAGGCCTGCTTCTAGATAGAAGTTCTCCTTATCGGAAAACTCATCCAGGGCATGCATTAATAGGGCCATCGAATCATCGATGATCCTGTTAAGTACTAATACCAAAGGGTTATCCCAGTTTATACAAACTGAGGCAGTCTCCTTGATAAAGTCCCTTGTTGCCTGATCAGCCGAGTCCGGAATCTGATCCATAGCTAACTTATTCAGTTTATCATTGATAACGTATAAGTCGGCTTGGAAAGATTTCAAATCTCGTTCAACAAGTCGTTTTCGAGCTAAGATGAATCCCCGTTTAAGGGTTTCATGATAGTCTAAACTATCCTCGGGAACAACCACACCCATCCATTCTTTCAGAACGTCTATGACGCTATGATCGAAAGTTTGCGTGTGGAGCTCCGTAAGGACCTTGTGGAACACCATATACAAAGCTTTAACGCGATCACAATGTTCACCAATGAACTTGGGACCGCGCATAACTTTGAATATGGCGGAGATTAGATCCGGGTGCTCCGTAATAGGCAGAACCCACCCATGGTGCGACTGAGTAGCAAGAAAGTTATGTAGTAACGGGTAACGTTTCCAAGCGGTAAACAAACCACTTAGAGCGAAACCAGTTACTTCCTGACCTTGGTGTACCCACCTCTTTGCGAATTCATATGTATCATTAGATACATGTGTTTTCTGCTCTGAGATTGGCATATCAAGTTCAGATAATAACTCTCTATACTTCTCAGCCACCCTGTCATTAGCGATAACAATATCATCACCTAATAAAGCGTAATCTTCAAAGAAGACGGTTAAACCGGCTCTCCGAGAGGCTACCCTTACTAGGATATGATGTGTTAAAGCCATGGCAGGCCATGAACTGTAAGCTCCCATAGGTTGACCAGCACCATACTTCACAGAAGTATGATGTTGACCACCTACGGTGAACTCCATAGATGTCAAGGCGTTGACCCATGCCTCAGCTCGAACTTCGCCGATAACTAACGAGATTACCCGTTTCTGAAGAGAAACAGGCATCCTGTCAGTTGCGGCATGAAGGTCGAGACTGTGGTAAGGGCCAACAGAAGGTAGAACCTCAAGGAATCGGTTCTGATTAAAGGTACAATCGACTCTGATCCTTCGCAGAAAACCGTTCAAGGTTTTATGTAAAGGTAACAGGGCTGATTGTGTCCAATAATCTATGATACCGACAACTCGGGTTTTA